TTAACTGAAGTTGCAGCTTGGAATGTTAGTACACCAGTACCTGTTACTTTAGTTGTTAGGGATTGATCTGGATCGGCTTGAACAACGATTGTTCCTGAATCAGATTCAATAACTTTTTGTCCATCAACGTACAATGAACCTTGTGATAGATAAAGATCGCGCCACTTAAAATCAGGCGAACCTAAATCAAAACCAGTTGTACCATCTGAGTCAACAGATGGAATGATGTGACCTGACATATCTAGGTCACCTGTAATTGATACATCATCTGTGAATGATGCTGTTGAAGTTACTGAGAAAGTGCCACCGACTGTCACATTTGATGTGAATGAGCCCGATGAAGCATTTGACGCAGCGCCTTCACGCGCTAGTGGAAAACCACCTCTTGTTGAGCCATCATGTACGACAAGCGTATTCTTGTCCGTATCAACGGTAACCTCACCCAGAAGACCTGTGAAAGAGTTATGTTGAGTAGTAGTACCACGACGATATTGGATTGCATATGCAGCCATATTTATTCTCCCGTCTATATAAATCGATTTGGATGCGGATAACACTGGAATAGGGGTCAGCATTATCTAACAGTATTTATCTAGAATAATATTTCAGTTTAATTATTAGTTAATTTATATAGACTAATTATAGCATTAAACGACTGCAACTTCAACCATTTTTCTTCCATCATCTAAATTAGTTTCAAGTGCTTTCGCAAGTACTGCAAGACCTAAGTCTCTTTTACCAACTGATTTAGCAAAGCCTGGTGTTGACGATGTTACAAGAAGATCGCCTTTTGTTACAGGACCAATTACTTGACACGGTACTCTACCTTTTAGTGCAACATATGGGTGTGTTTGTGAATTACCAGCCGCTGCGTTCATTTTTAGAGCAGGAGAACCAGAGATAATACCAGCTACTGAAACATCCATTTCATCTGTCGTTGTTGTAATTTCTGCTTCTCCGCCATATATAACAACAGTGCCTACTAAATATGGAGCATCGGATGCATATCTTTCTGCAAGGTCAGCAAATGTAGCTTCAATTTCGTGTCCATAAACTGTACGCCATTGGTTTGTAGCACTACCTAAGTCATATGTATTGTCTGCATTAACTAGAATTGAACCACTCATTGTTCCACCGGTAATTGATAAGTCATTGTCTGCTACTGAACCAACAATCTGATAACCAACATGACGAACAAGAATAATTTGTCCGGATGGCGGAGTAGTTGTAAATGTAATTGTTGAACCTGATACTGTATAATCAGATCCTGGCATTTGAGTTACACCGTTCATAGTTACGATTACTGCATCTGCGTTTCCTGGTGTTGCGCTTAAATTAAATGTAGAATTTGTATTATCGCCAGTCAGAACATCTTTTGTCACTGCTGGTACATTTGAAATATTATCAAAGTGTACAGTTGCATCACCAGATACCGTAAGGTCTGTTCTTAAAACATCAACTCGGGAATCTACTCTTGATTCAGTATAGTATAGGTTTGTTCCCTCCGGTAGTTCGCTAGTTGTATGTTCTGTTAAATCAAAATGTATAACACCAGTGCCACTATTATAAGTCAAGTCGCCACTTGTACTTATTGCACCGCGTGTGCGCAGAACTGTCCAATAAAGATTTGCAACACCCTCTGATAAGTCATCTGAATCTTTACCGTCGAATGCATCATTGAAGCGTGTATCTGTCCAATAGAAGTTACTAATGCCCTCTGACAAGTCATCTGTTGTATGATTAGAAATATCTGTGATTTGGCCTGTTACATTACCGATTACATCGCCCTGTAAATCCCCCAAGAACGTACCACTTGTGAATAAGTTTTCAGAACCCAGTGTCCAATAATCGCTACCTTCATTCCATAAGAATGATACATTTACATCTGTGCCACGCTCAATTTCAATACCACCGGACTGCGTTGGCACACCAGTTTCGTTTGAGTTTAATAAAAGAATATTATCAGCAAGATTTATTGTTTCAGTGTTTACAACTGTATATGCACCAGAGACCGTTAAGTTACCAGTTAGTACCATATTTTCAAACTGCACATCTGACGCTATAGCAACATCTTGTCCAATTGATATTTCACCAGTTGCGTCATTGTATGTTACTCCAGTTCCACCAGATAAAGTACTACGAATTTGAGAAGTCGTAACACCACTGTGTGTCATAGTACCGGTATTTTGATCATATGTAAATGTATCAAATTCACTTGTATCATTTAGCGTTAGTGCCGCACGTACACGTGTATCTGTGTAATAAAGATTTGTTGTTCCTTCTGATAGATCATCTGTTGTGTTCTGTGATAGATCAAAGCCACCTGTTGGTGTTGCAGAAATAGTAATTGTATTTGCATTGTCATCATATACGATGTTTGTGTTTGTGCCTGCTACTAGGGCTGATGCTACTGCATCTTGCGCACGTTCATCAGTGAAGTATAAGTTTGTTGAACCTTCAGATAAGTTATCAGTAGTATTATTTGAAAAATCATCTTCAATACCGTCGATTGTTAATGTACCTGCGTTGTCATCATATGTAATTGTAATATTATTACCAGCAACTAGTAAGTCTGAAACTCTATCATCAACACGCTCTTCTGTAAAGTAAAGATGCGTAGAACCTTCAAGCAAATCATCTGTTGTACTACCTGCAAATCCAGTTGAGTTAATTGTAAATGTACCTGCAATATCATCATAGTGCATAGTGATATTTGTACCAGGAGTCATCAACGCCGCAACTCTATCATCCACTCTTTCGTCTGTGAAGTATAGATTTGTACCTTCAGATAAATCTGTTGTAGAATAATTTGTTAGTACGTTTGTGATATTTGTACCATCACCTGAGATATTTGTTGCTGTGATATTTCCCTCGGCTGTTAGATTATCTACTAACATAGATGCCGAATTGTAAGAAGCATGTGCTGTATTGATTGATGAGCTATCACTTGGTTCAACCGTGTAACTGTCAAAGATTTTAAATACACCGTCAGATGCATCTCTGAATAAACCAGTATGTGCGTAAGTACCATCGTCATATGCGCCAACCCAACCTAAGTCTGCATTAACATGTGCATGTCCATACGCTTCGCCGCCAGATACATATGTGTCTGTAACAGTACTTGTAATTGTGAATGTCGTATCATCTGTCGCTGTAACAACACCGTCTACAATATTAAAACTGCTTGGTGTCACACCAGTAATGTCAACTGTATAACCAACACTATAAGTATTGTCCGCAGTGTAAGTTACTGTTGTTCCATTGCCAACAGCACCCGTAATAGTGGCTTCACCGCCTTCATTTAGATATAATAAGTTTTCATTGATGCGGGTTGTTTCTGAGAATACTGTAGTTGTTGTACCAGATACAGTCAAGTTACCATCGATAATAACATTGTTCGTAGCATTGATATCATTGAATACAACGTTACTCGAAGGAGATACATCTTGTCCAATTGAGATTTCGCCATTTGCAATTGAAACACCTGTGCCGGCTGAGAAATGCGCACGTACTTCGTTTGCTGATGGACCTGTATATGTGATAATACCGTTTGCGTAAGTTAGAGAACCATCTCCGCTCAAATCTGTTACTGAGATTGCATCGTGTACTCTCTGATCTGTAAAGTACAGGTTGAGCGTACCTTCAGAAAGATCATCAGTATCTTTGACCGCAAATGATGAATTAAAACGTCCTTCGGTCCAATATAAATTACCAGTTCCCTCTACGATATCATCGGTATCTAAAACAACTGCGCCTGTTTGTGTATTCACACTTGTAACTGCACCACTTGCATTTAAGTTAAGTTGATTTGTACCATCGATATAAGAAACTGAAATGTTTGTATGATTTCCGCGCAGAATTAAACCTGCTACAATATCTTCAACATCCTCTGTTACGAGTTTATCTTCAAATTGCAGAGTGTTACCTGCACCAACTGCTAAAATTTGTCCTTCAAATGCACTAGTTGTATCTAGTTTTGATAACGAAACACTGCTATCTTCTAATACAAACTTGCTTACCTTTGTTATGCTCATTAGTTCTCAACCTTTATGTTTTTAGTACACATTCCACAAGTTTTTCACCCGTGTCTGTATTTGTTTCTAGTGCAACACCAACAATGTGCGCACCATTATATTGTTTGCCTGCGGTACCGTTCTCATATACAAAAACAGCTTCGCCTTTTTTAATTGGTCCAATTACTCTTACTGGAACTCGACCTTTAAGGGCTAACGCTTGTCCATCACATTCTTCATTCATTAAGAATGCTGGTTTTTCAGAGATTACACCAATCGGATATCCTAATGTTTGTACTGGACAAGTTTCATAATCGTCTGATGCGGCAACCATCATAACAGTTCCGACAGGATGTTCAATTTCTGTTGTATATTTTTCTGCAAGGTCAGCATACTTTGCTGTGGTTGCAGTACCATGAAAGTTAGTAGCAGTAACGTCAACAAAATTAGGGGAGTCAGTTGTTGCTACACCCTGATTCATTGCATCTGCATGTACGTTATCAGTGAAACGTCCATCTAAATCTACTACGACTGTATTTGTATCACTTTTTGTAAGTGTTAGTACACCGTTACTCGTATTGAACGAAGCACTTGATAGATATATGTTTGTGTCAGTATATCCTGTAATATAACCTGCATCATTTGTGAATGCTGATACATTTGTTGGTATACGTGCATCAACACGTGCATTTGTGTAATACAGATTTGTACCTTCAGACAAGTTTGTAGTACTATGATTTGCAATCGATGATACTGTACCAGTCACAGAACCCGTCAAGTCGCCATAAAACATGTCTGCTTGTAGAGGAGCAAGATTAAAACTAGCGTGTGATGTATCGATGTCAACTGATGCTGACGGCTCAACTGTATAGCTGTCAAATACTTTGAAGCGCCCATCTGTTGCATCTCTAAAGAATCCAGCGTGTGCATATGTTCCGTCATCATAAGCTCCGCCCCAACCCAAATCAACATTGACATGGGCGTGTCCGTATGCTTCACCACCTGATACATATGTATCTGTAACATTACTTGTGACTGTGAATGTAGTAGCGTCTGCTGATGTTACGTAAGCATCTACTAAATTGAAACTACTTGGTGTTACACCAGTTATGTCAACAGTGTAACCCATGCTGTATGTATTATTAGCAGTGAACGTTACTGTCGTTCCGTTCCCAACTGCGTTAGTAATTGTTGATTCTCCACCTTCGTTTAGATAAAGAATATTTTCAGTGATACGAGTATTCTGAGAAAGTACTGTTGTTGTAGTACCCGAAACTGTTAAGTCTCCACTAACTAATAAATCATTAACTGTAATATTATTAGAAGTTGTATTACCACGTGACGTTACACTATCAAGTGTATCTGTCTCGGCAAATGTTCCAGTTAATTGATAGCGACCATCTAAATCTACCGTTAAATCGTTCAGGGTTCCAGTTCTACCGACAGTTAGTACCCCATCAGTTGTGTTGAACGAAATAGAATCAACATAGTTATCAGTAAATGTAGTAATGTATCCACTATCATTTGTGAATGCTGATACATTTGTTGGTATACGTGCGTCTACTCTTGCGTCTGTATGATATAGATTTGCACCTTCTGCTAAATCACTTGTACTAAATGATGCAATGTCTTTGATATAATTTTCAACAGCGTGGTCTCCCCAACCATAGGCTGAGTTCCAACTATTGATATTTACTGTTGTAATATTTTTAACATGCGTTGGTACTGTTGGGTCTGTTTCTGTGAAACTCGTTAGATAACCACTGTCGTTTGTAAATGCTGAAACATTTGTTGGAATTGAAGAACTAGTGATATATCCACTATCATTTGTAAATGCTGAAACATTTGTTGGAATTGAAGAACTAGTGATATATCCACTATCATTTGTAAATGCTGAAACATTAACTGGGCCAGTATAACTTATATCAAGAGTTCCACCAGTGCCTAATGTAATTGTTCCGCCGCCCGACAAGTCGCCACTTGTTGTTATTGTAAGTTGCGTATCGCCTTCGACCGCTGTGCCAGTGATATTACCAAATACATTATCATGTAAATTCGTATACTGAACAGTAGATGAGCCTAAGATATATGAATTAATGTTTGTTGTCATTACATTATACTCACAAATACTTCAATTATTCCCTCACCGGTTCCCGACTTTGCTTCAATCGCTTTGCCTATTACAGTGCCAATCATTGGTACGCCAAGAGATGCTTTAGCATAACCTGGTGTCGATGATGTTACTAATAGATCACCCTTTTCAATTTTGCCAATTACTTTACACGGAACTCTGCCTTTAAGTGCAATGTAAGGATGCGTCTGTGAATTACCTGCTGCTGAATTCATTTTAAGTGCTGGGTCTGTAGAAACAATACCTACGACTTTTGTATCTGAAAGCATTGTTGTGGTTGTTACTTCTGCTTCGCCGCCGAATACTAGAACTGTTCCCGGTTCATAAGGAGCATCTGCTGAATATCTTTCTGCAAGGTCAGCATAAGTTGCTTCTACTGTATGTCCGTAAATTGTATTCCATTGTTCTGTTGCTGTTCCTAAATCATGTGTTGCGTCAACTGATGGACTAATGCTTCCTGCAACTGTGTTACTTGCATCATTTACCATATGATTTGTTGGGATGTCTGCGTTAGTGATGTATCCACTATCGTTTGTAAATGCACTTACATTTGTTGGCACTGTTGGGATAGTCGGAGTGTTAGTAAAGTTATTGTAGTCTAAGTAATAAGATCCAGCGAATGTGTTTAGAGTATCTGCATCTGTAATAGTTGATGCAACTGTGTTACTTGCCATCTTAATTACGTTCATTACAGAACTTAATGCAAGTGGCGCCGATAATGTAAGCGTATTACCAGACATTGTATATGAATTTGTAGGTTCTTGTACTACACCATCGATATATACTAGAACTTGCCAATCCTGTGATACTGTATATGGAAGTGTGAATTGACTTACTGAACCAGTGCCAGTAAATGTATTGAATTCTAAGTTGTTAATTTTTACTGCGGTGTCTACTACAATGTTATCTCCGTCAGTAGAAACAGTTAAATCTAAGTTTGGGCCTGATGTAAGTGTTCTAAATGCCGCTTGTACAGTGTCAGTAGTATCAAGAATTTGTTCGCCAGTGCCTATATTTGTAGCATCAAAGCCAATTTCAAAGACACCTGCGGGATCAGTATATGTCGCTGAGATACCATATGATGCAAAAAACAAGTCATTGATTCTGTCATCGACACGTTCATCTGTGTAATATAAGTTTGTGCCTTCAGCTAAATCTGTCGTTGTGTAGTTTGTAAGAACGTTTGTTATATTTGTACCGTCACCATGTATATCAGTGAAGTATGCTTGAACTGGATTAGATGCGCCAATCACAGTACCATCTATATTACCACCTGTTATAGTAACATTAGATGAAATCAATGGACCCGATATACTAGTATTTGCAACAATGGTATCTGCTTCTATATTATTAGAATAAAATAATTCTCCAAAAGTTGACCATCTATCATTGGTTTCGTCCCATCCAAACTTGACGTTTATATCAGTGCCTCTTTTAATTTCAATACCAACATCTTCCGATGCAGCTCCTGTATGATCTCCGTTTAATAGTATAAACGGATCAGAAACTACAGTAGATGCAGTGTCCAATGTTGTAGTTGTACCTTCAACTGTTAAGTTGCCTTTAATTACAAGGGTGCCGTTTCTCGATTCAATAATAGCATCTTCTGTGCCATTATCAAAGAGAACTTTTTCACCTTTAAGAAATAGTCGGTCGCCAAATTTTAATTGTTCTGCCATGATATTTTCTTCCAAACTTAGATTGTGCTATGTCTATTTATCAGATTTAACTTAGAACATAAAAAAACCCGGGAGTTTCCTCCCGGGTTAATATTAATAATCGTTTAAGTAAAACTTATACGAATGCTAGGTTTGCAACTTCGATTTTTGAAACGTAATCTGCTGCGTTACCTAGTGATGATGCTGTGTTTGTTAGCTCAACGTAACCGTAACGAGTCATGAATGACACTACTGGTTCGAATGACTGTGGATCCACAACAACGCCTGATGACATTAGCGGTACGTATGGGCAATAGAATGCTGCTGCATCGATTTCGCCTTGGCCTTTGTAGCCTAGTAGAACTGGTGCCGCGTCATTTGCGTATGTGTTTACATATACGCGCATCGTGCCGTTTAGTGTGCCTACGAACTTTGTGTTTGTTGGCGCTTCGAATGTACCTTCTGTTGTACGTGCGAAAGCTGATGTAGTTGCTGACTGTAGCACTGTTAGTGCTGCTGGTGAAACAACTGCCCAGTTTGCTGCACCGCGACGTGTGCGCTGTGCTACTAGGTTAGCTTGTTGGTTGATTAGAGTTGCTAGAACTGCATGACGATCACCTACGAATGTTGGTGTACCAGTGAACTGTGTGTTTGTCATGTCGAAAGTCGCACCAGTTGTCGCTAGATTTTCTAGTGAACCTAGAACTTCTTGGTCGATTTCTGCTGTGATTTCCATAGCAAGTGCTGCCATGATTTCTGCTTCAACGTCTAGACCGTGCATTGCGTTAGCGTCTTGTGCCGCTTCGAATGTCCAACGTGCTGATAGCTTACGTGTTTTCGCTTCAACAGTTTGTTTCATTACTTGGATTGACATACGGTTACCCGCTGTACCTTCCATTGCTGCTGTCGCTGCTGGTGCTGTACCATTTGCGCCTGAGTATGATTTAGCGATATCGAATGGTGATAGAGCTTCTTGGCCTGCTGTTACGCCTGCTGCGTTATCTGCATAACGTACACGTAGTGTGTGAATCTGACCTACTGGGCCAGTCATTGGCTGTACGCCGATGATTTCGTTTGCAATAACTGTTGGCATTACACGACGGATAACTGGTAGGATCACTTTGTTTAGTGTTGCAATGTTACCTGCTTGTGTTGCGCCCGCTGTTGCTGATTCTGCAAGAGCTACTTTTGTGTTGTTTAGTACTGATGACATTACGTCACGTTTTGTGCCTTCTAGACCTTCTAGTAGCGCATCACGTGTGTTGTCCCAGTTATTTCCTTCAAAAAGATTTTCCATCTGTTTGATTCTCCTGTGTTCTGGTTAATTACTTTAGACCGGCTAGTTTTCTTAGCACGACTATATCAGCATCGTCACCTGTTGACTGTGTTGCTTCTTTTACAACGCGGTTTCCAGTGTGTTCTGTAACTTTGCTTTCTGTTAATGTTTTTGTTTCCGCTTGCGCTGAAACTGATTCATTTAAAACAGCTGGTAGATATTTCTTGAAAGCTGTTTTTAAATTAGTTGTTTTTACTGATTCAAGTAAGTCTGACATTACTTCACGCTTTTGACCAGCAAGTGGTGATAGTAGTTCGTCTAGTTTCGCTTTGCGATTCATACGATCTTCCATTACACGTTTTGCTTTTTGCGCTGTAGCAATATCTGCTTCTTTAGCAGTAATCACTGCTTCTAATTCTGCAACTTTGTTAGCAGTTTCGTCTAGCTTTTTGTTCACTTTGGCTACTTCAGTGCCTTCATTTAACTGTGATGACATAAATTCGCCTGCGAATGCTTCAAACAATTTACGACCAAATTCGTTTTCTTTAGCCGCTGTGATGTCCTCTTTAAGCATTGCGATTTCTGAACGTAGAGCATTAGAGATTGTATTCTCTACTAACTCTGCTGAACGCTTGACAAACGATTCTTTTGTTTTGTTAAGAAGTTGTTTGCCTTCTGCTACCATGCGCACTTTAGTTTCTACTAATTCACGCTTGTCGTTATGGAATTCTGCAAGTTCACGTGATAGTTGCTTCACTACAAACGATTTTGTCGTTTCTAGATTTTCAGCTACTTTTGCACGGTCAGCTTGTAGTTCCTTAACTTCTGATGCAAGTTGAGAAGTAATGAATTTTTCAAGGATCTTAGCGTGTTCAGAAATTGCTTTCTTATACGCAACTCGTTCTGCGATTAGAGATTCACGGTCTGATTTAAACTCAGTCATTTCAGCTTGGATTGCTGTAGTTAGCATATTATCCATTGCTTCAACGATAACACCTTTGTCATGTTCAAACTTTTGTGCGAATTCTTCACGCAACTCGGCTGTAATTTCCTCTCTTGCTTCATTTAGTTTTGCTTCCATAGCCTCTTTAATAGCCGCACCAGCTTCTTCGCTTAGTGCGCCGGACTCTAGAAGGTTAGCAAGGATTTCTGTTGCCATTGTTGCTTCTCCTGTTTTACAGTTTAAGTTCACGAATGAACTTTACTATTTCTTCTGACAAGTACTTCTGCGCTGCCTTGTCATTTTGAACACTCTGTGCAAGCTGCCATGTTTGGTAGCCGCCTTTCATGTTCATTAATCCTTCGTAGATAGCCTTTGGGTATGCTTCTGGAGCACTAGGCTGAGCTACGATATCTACAGTTACAATCTCAAAGTTACTCACTTCACCATTGTTACCAACTTCACCTGAACCACGAGAAGAGACCCCTAATGTAGCGCCTGATTCGATTAGTGTTCTGATGATGTTGCCCATTGGTGTAGGAACAATTTTAAGTTTACCATAGCCGTTCGGGCCGTCCATCCACATATTTTCAATAATATGTGACACACGGTCAACGTTAACTGTTAATTCCGGTGGATGATCACATTCACCTAGAACAGGGAAGCCTTCAGAGATTTTTTTCTGAACGCTTTCTACTGCTCTTGAGATTTCTGAAACCGGGTAAACACGTTGATTAGCATTCTTAACGCCGCCTTGGACGAAAATACCTTCCATAAACATGTTTTTTCCACCGTCTTCACCTTCGACAATGCGGGTTTTAACACCTGCTTGACTGTGTGAAAATCTTTCAATAAGAACGGTCATTGGTTTCTCCAAATAGAATTAAATTATGATGTAATTGATTTTGTGTTTACACCATTATCGCCTGGCTTTGCCGTTTCTTTTGACATTGCTGGTGATTTCGAGTTACCTGATACGTTAACGTTCTTCGTTGACATATCTTTTGGTGCGTCACCTTTGCCGCCTGATGTGTTACCATCATTCGCTTTTACCGGTGCTGCATTTGAATCATCGCCTGGACGCTTTGGATTTGCGTTAACTGTTGATGATGTGTTATCACCATTGTCACCTGCTGATGCTGATACTGGAGTCACATATTCGTCCAATTTATCTTCATCTTCGCCTTCTGCATCATCTTCTGATTCTTCTAGGTCAAGTTCTTCACCTTCTTCTAGGTCTTCGTCTTCTGACTCGTCTAGTTCTAGTTCAAATGACTCTTCCATTTCGTCTTCCGCATCCATATCGTCTGCTTCGTCTTCCATGTCATCGTCTTCACCTGACATAATTTTTTCGAATTCTGCTTCTAGTTCAGCTAATGCTGATTCTAGATCGTCTACACGTGCTTCAACGCCTTCGTCTTCTGCTTCTGCATCGTCGTCCATTTCTAGATCGTCTAATGCTTCGTCATCTTCCATTTCGTCTTCGTCATAGAATTCTTCATTTTCGATTTCTGATGCATCATCTTCTAGTTCTGATGCTTCGTCTTCTAGCTCAACGATATCGTCTGCTTCGTCTAGTTCCTCAAGTTCTTCTTCTACTACTTCATCACTTTCGTTCAGTAGTTCCTCATGGATCTGACGAGCATTTTCTACGATAAAATCGTGCAGTAGCTCTTCCGCTGCTTCACGCTCCTCGTTGATAAGAAGTTCTAGTACTTGTTCTAGCTTGCTTGACATATTAATGTCTCCTTATCTAAAAAGCCACTGCTTCCTGTGGCGGTTGTAGAAACACTCTTTGTTTCAAAAGTATTTATTAGTTATAATAGTGTATATTAGGGAAATACAAAAAAACGGCTACTTTTGTGCCGTTTTTTAGAGTTAGAGATATTTAGTATGCGACAATAGTAATAAAACTTACTACTTAATAGAGCTTATAGCTCCATATCCCCGCCACCTTCGTCACCGCCACCTTTATATTGCCGTTGTACTTGCTGTGATTTAACGCCTTCTTGGTACTTACGATACTCACGTATCTTACGCAACGTTGATAGGTGAATAAGAGTTAGACGATCCTTACGGGTATCATCTATCTTTATACTATTGTGATTATCCTCGTCAGGAGAATAGTTTTCTGTTAAATCTGAATATCTCATAGTAGTATTTATACTTCTTCGTCTGTTTCTGCGTTTTCTGATCCATCAATTACTGAACCGTCTTCTGTATCATCGGTATCAGTTTCATCAAAGTCAAAATCATCGTTTCCGCCTACATCGGCTGGAGCAGGTGCTGCACCTACGCCTTTAAGACTATCACTAGCGCCTGCTAGTTCATCTGTGTCGCCGTTTTCTTCACGCCATAACTTTTCGTTTTCTAGTATTTCATCTTCTGTTAGTCCCAAGAAACGTTGTAGAGCAAAACGCTTACTGATATAATCAGCACCTTCGATTGATGAGAACACATTCATTGCAACTTGATCTACTTCTGCTTGACGGAACTTACCGAAGTTCTGAGGAGTATTGAATTGTAACGAGAAACGTGAACTTTCTACTTGCACACCACGATTTTTACAGAACATCTTAAACTCATTGTCTAGTTGTTCAACGATAAGTGCTTGTAGTCGTTCACAGAACTTAGTAAATCTAAATTCAGCAATCATTGCAGTACCTACACGACCATCATTCACTGTTGCGCCGCCGTCATCCATGCCACCTAAGTATGAAGCTGGAACACGTAAACCACGCAATAGTTTGTCGTTGAAGTATTTCAAGTCATCAATTTGACCTAAGTTCTCGCCGCCCGGAAGTGTTTCAACTTTAGAACCACGACCTTCTGCTGTTTGAGCAAAGAAATAGTCTTCCATAATTGATAGTGGATTATAAGCACTATCAGTAACAGTCTGTCCACCACCAGTCTTAGATGGAATACGTCTTTGATGAATTTCATTCTTGATACGCTCTAGGTGCGCACGTGCTTTGTGAGTTGGCATGTTACCCACATCAATGTAAAACACTCTGCGTTCTGGCGCACGTTGTACACGATAGATTAGAATAGCATCTTCTAATAATTCTTTTTGCTTATAAACTTTAAAGATAGGCTCTAAGATAGATGTACCAAAAGGCCAAAAGCCGTCGATGCCTTCATTCAATGAAATATGAATAACGTGTGCCGCATCAACTGGTGTCGATGATTGATCATTTGCAAAACGTGATCCGCCTGCTGAACCGCCAGTGTAACCTTGAGTAGTATTACTATTCAAGTTAGGCATCCCTGTTGCACCTACACCCGTTTGTGTAAGTTTGTTTGCATCAGCGGTGATGTTCATACTTTCCATATTGATATCAATATCTTTGATATAATATGCTTCTACTTTCTTGCCTTTACCTTCGTTAACAATAACTTTATCTACTTTGGCAGGATCAACCCAAAATAGTTTATATGTTTCTGGATCACGAACAAAGATTTGGTCACCGTACTTAATGGCATTTCGGAATATACGGAAAACACGCTTGTTCATTTCGTTCACTGAACACCACTGTCGCAGTGTACGTTGCAAAACATCATTCTCTGATTCAGTTGGATCTTCTGGGAAGTCGAACTTAAATGGTAATCTAGAGTTTTCATCTTGTAACGTTGAGAATTCAGCAATGATATCCAACGCTGCGTTCACTTCACTATCTAAGTCCATTTGGTCGTACTGTCCATAACGTTGCACACGGTTTGGTTGTCCCTGATAAACTTCAGGTAACCAACTGCTATAACGCTTATTGGATGCTTCCGATCCTTGATTAGACGATGATGGGTCTCGTTGTGGGAGACCATCGTATGTTTTAAAATATTTTTTCCAAGTTGCCATTTTTATATCCTGTATTTTTATAGTAGCATGTTTTTAAGCACATGTCAACACTTTTAATTATTATTCAATGCTTGTAGTAGTTGGTTCATAGTAGATAGCAATGCTCTCTGTTGAGCTTTGTCTTCTTCAGATGCTGCAGCCCAATCAAATGCACTTCTACCAGAATCTTCTCGTATAGAATTGATAAGTCTATTCAATGTCTCATCATCGATTAGTTTTCTATCGCTCATTTGTGTAGCAAGTGATGTGATCATTTGTTTTTCATCAT